AAAATAACTGTTGACAAAGATAACATATCTAAGCTATAATGTAATGATTATTAGGAGTATATAATGAGTAATTTTTTCAACGATCTTGTAGAAAAGATCAAAGATGACGATACACATATCGTCGCGGACGGATTAGGAAGTGCTGAGTTTTCTGGTTATATTGATACTGGTAGCTATATCCTCAATGCTGTTTTATCTGGCAGCATTTATGGCGGTGTGCCTAATAATAAGGTTACTGCTTTTGCAGGCGAGCAAGCTACAGGTAAGACCTTCTTCGCGCTCGGAGTTGTACAACAGTTTCTTATTGATAATCCTGACGGCGGCGTTATC